TGCTGACCCATCTGGATCAGCACCGCGTCCAATCCAGTGAAGGAATAGACATCAGACTCTAAGCGGTCGTTGGCATCGAGGATACTGATACCCTCGTTTTGTTGGTAGAACCGCAGGAAGTCGATTGCTTGTAACTGTGCCGCCAGCATGTCACCGCCGGTACCGACTGTCTCTTTCCACTTCTCGATAAACAGCTTGCGGACACTGGCACGATTGACCAACTGCGCGGTGCTCGCGGTGGTCATGTCAAAGGACATCAACCGGTCCCACAAGGGTTCCAGCACCGACATGTCCCACAGGTTTTCGCTGAGCCGCTGGTAATACGGCAGCTTGACACCATCAAACCGGATAAACCGCGTGTGATGGATTCGGGTACTCGGCGGCAATGGCGTGTCACCAACCGTGGTATAAAACTTTGGCTTGCCGTAATCGAGTGACCGTTGATCGGTGACTAGATCAGTGAGTGACGGGTCGACCAGCCAGCGGTCGAGCGGTAACAAACCGCAGAACGAATCCTTGTCGATGGTATCCTTGCGCAGCGGTGTCTTGGGGTCTTGCCCATCGATCATGATAAAGGCACCGGCACCGCCGTACAATCGTGCCCAGGTGATGGTTTCGGCGAGCTTGTCCCAGATCGCGAACTCCTCGTTAAACGCCGCCTCGATGTCACCGCGCTCGGTCGGGTCCATATCGGAACCAAGGGTGAAACCCTCGCGAGTCATGTCTTCGGCCACCGCTTCGACGCCGGTGCGGCATATCCATGACGAACGGTAGGCAAAATCGAGGATGATGCGCAGCCGCGTGATCGGGTAGTAACCATAGGAACCGTAACTGTTGAGGTTATCGGTACCCATGCCCGTGCGGGTCATAAAGTTCTGGTAAGTGTCACGCACCTGTGTCTGCGTGCGCGGCAACTCCCTTGGTAGCTCGCGGTTACGCTCGCGGCGCGCCGACCGCGCGACACTCTTGCTGCGTTGTGTCTGTGCCACTACCGGCACTCCTCCATAGTGTCTCTAATCGGATTGAGTGGTTCACTCATTGAGTCTGTGTCTATTCAAGGTAGAGGGTTCACTTCCGTTTGCGGCATCTATCTGGCTAAGTGGCTTACGGTGTCAGCAAATCGTGACCGATCGTAGATTGCGGTACCCGCTGGAACACGCGGATATAGTCGACATCGAGTGACTGCGGCAGTGCCTCGTTATCGACACCGTACCGACCGGCCCAGCTACCGCCAACCGCGAGATTGGCAAACAAGTAACATCCCGGCATCGGCTGGTGATCGTCACTCACCCAACTGTAATTGAACGCCAGGATCGGCTCGCGGTCGAGGTACACGATCGCTTCGGGTTCCTTGTAATATAGCCCGTAGGTGTGGAACCCGGCGGCGAGATCGTCGTCACTCCAATAATACATCCACTGCCAATTGTAGTTATCGACCGCCCAGGTACCTTCGTAACCCTGCGGGTTGGTGTCCCAATTCAGCACCTGGGCACCGCAATGCAGCATGTGCGTAGTGTCATCCTGGCCGTTGTTGACAATCTCACACTGATCGATTTCCGGTGGCCACGGGACACTCTGATCGTCACCGGGGTTGCGCTCGGAACCGGCGATCCAGAACGCGGGCCAGCATCCAAGGAACTTTGGTGCGCGCAGACGCGCCTCGAAGTACCACTCGTTACCGTCACCAATCGGGTAACAATCCTTGCTGCGCAGCATACCGCTTGGCCAAAAGTCACCATTGTGCGGCAGCGCGGTCAGCTTTAACGCGTTGTCGGTGACAACGTGGTTCCCGGTTTCGCGGTACCGCTCCCACTCATCGTTGAGGTAATCGAGCATCCCGTCGTCGTAGACATACCGGGTCCAATAGTGCTGCATCAGCTTGTCGTTTGACCAGCCGCCCATGCTGGCATTGAGGATGGTACGCCAGTCGGGTGTCAAGTCCATGATCGGCGGTGGTGCTGCGCGCGGTGACTTGGTATGCGGCGGTGACTGATAACCCTTGTCACCGGGAAACACCCGCATTCGTCGCGGCGGTTGCCTCGACGGTACCGGCTTTTTCAGGCGATCGCTCGGGTAATGATGTGACTGTGCCATTTGTCACTCCTATGTGGTACGGACACTGTGGTTCGTGGTAGTGCCCAAATCCGCTAAAGCACTGGGTACACGCGCCGCTGACATTATCAGGGTCTTGCATCAGGTGGGCTTGATCATTGGTGCGACACGGCGCGCCTCGCTCACTTGTGTGTATTTCGGCGCTTCGGTCACTTTCTCGTTCTTTGGTTTGTCACCCTTGGCAAAGTTATAGTAACTCCGCGCGCGGGCCAGGACACCACGTTCCCTACCCTGACGTGCGAGTTCCAGGCATTTCAGCCGTAACTCTTCATCGGATGACATTGCCATGAGTCACTCATCGAGCCTGTTTCTGTTGGCGATCCAGGTTCACATCGGCACGTAATACAGCCAGAGCCTGCCACCTATCCTCTTCGGTCGGTCGTTGTATCCTTTTCGGTCGCGGAACCGGCGGTCTTCGGTCGCCGCACGCCGCCAACGATCCCTAAGATCGTCCCACTTGGAACTGAAATCACCTCGCAGTTTTCCGGCAGTGACAGCCCGGTCAATAATTCGCTGGTAAATGCGTCGCGCGTCTTCCCTTTGCTCCGCATCGGTACCGTCTTCCTTTTCTGTGCCAATGAACTTTCCTTTCCCCGGTAACACTTCGATCTTGGTATCAAACTGTTTTGCGGCGTCTGCCACTGCTTGAAGTGTCTCTTGATCCGCGCCATAGACATACACCTTGGCACCATCCTGTTTCAGTTGCAGCGTGTGAAACGCCACATTGTGACTCAAGAGGTGGTCGTGTATCTCTTCGGGTGTACCCTTGGCCTCAAAACTTGCAATATATTCGCCACCCTTTCCTGGTACAAATTGCAGAACCTGTAACTGATTCGTGAGGTACCCCTTTAGCGCGAGCGCGAGTTCCGCCCGATCGGGTGTGGTATGACGCATATGAGTCACGGTGGAATGTTCCGCGCCGGTCTTCCACGCGCCGAGTACCGGTTCGGTTTCGCTCTCCTCGATCCCGGCCAAGCGATCGATCTCCGGTGACAGTTCGCGGAACTTGGTTTGCTGTTTTGATTTGAGTGCCTTTAGCGCGGTCGGAAAGTCCAGGTTACCCTCGTTTGGTGACACAAAGCCTTCGGCACTGCCTTTGGCAACAAACTGGCCACCGTGACTGCCGCCCTTGGCGCGCGGGTGATCGGCCTCAACAAATGCGTCATGGAAGTGGATATGAACCGTCATCGGCTGTCTCACATCCGCCTAGTGCTGGCGATCACCATAATGACCGTGACGGCCACCTACTGGATCAGCACCGGATCGCGGTCACGCGAAGCCGTCGCCACTATACAGGTGACGCTGCCAAAATCGCAACTTATCCACCACTCGCCCTATGAGTTTGTCGAGCCGCCCGCCCGCTGAGCCTCATACCGCTCGTAAAGCCGCCGCAGGCGGTCCCTGGCGCTTGCCAGATAGCCCGAATTGCACAGGCGGCACCACGCTGACCCATCCGCGTCTTCGTACCAGTCGCAGTCCTCTGGCGGCAGCGGGCAATCGAGGTTGTCGCGGAAGCGGGCGATCTCTGCCGGGTCGGGTCTTTTGCCCATCCTGGCCCTCTCCAGGCGCTCTAGCCTGCGTATGAGCGACGCCTTGACCATTACGGCCACCACCCCTTGTCGGTGTGCAGCTTGGCGATGTTAGGCACCCAGGTTCCATCGGGCAGCACACCGGGCCGCTCATCGATCCACGGCGCGCCGCAGATACCACAGACACAGACATCGCTGCCGTCATGCGGCACCGGCACATAATGCTGCGGCTCAAAATCAACAAACCACTCCGAATTGACCGCTGGTCGATCGGGTGCCGCGACCAGTTCATGATTAGTCACACAGATACGGTGACCGTTCTCACAAGTGATTATTGCCCCGGCGGGTAACACGGTTGGCATGAGTCACCTCCCTAGCAGGTAACGCCGCACCACGGCGGCGCGCTCGTCACCAATCACCTGTAACAACGCACCGCACGCGGCGTTGGCCAGATCGTCCATACCGCCCTTGGGGTGATCGACACTGTCACGACCGCCGCGTATCGTGCGTAACTCCAACTGGCAAAACTGGTTGAAGAGTCTTTGGTGATCGATCAAGCGGGCGCGACGGGAATTGAGCAACGGCAGGAAGTTCACGTACATGTCGCTTTTAGTCACTTCGGTCGGCTCGTACATGATCCCGCGCTTGATGAATTGTTCCCGTGGCCATTCCCCCGCGTAACGGTCACCCATCACCTTGCCGATGCGGTACTTCTTTAGTGTCTCACACAAAGTCTCGGTAGCCTGTTCCGGCTGGAACGGCGCGCGTATCTCCTGTACCAGATCGAGAACACCTAAGTCACCTTCGGCGTGGGCGATGGCGATGGTGAAAGAATCACGGCTGCCGCCAGACGGATCGGCGAACGCGTAGTAGATCGGTCGGTTGGCTTCATCCCACGGTCGCTCGTAAACACCCATATCAGTGCAGCCGCGCACAACGTCACGATCAACATAATCTGCCAGATCACTACGGAACTCGGCACCGTATTCCGCCGCCGCGAATTCGGGGTCTTCCTCGAATGCCTTCTGTATCTCACCAGGGTAGAGTTCCTCGATGACCGGATTAAGTTGCTCCGTGGTCGCTTTGATGACCAGGATGTCATTGTCACTTTGTCCAAAATGATCCTCGTATTTCTTGAACAGTAATCCAGACTTCTTGTGTGGGGAACTGATACCGACAATCATCGAGTTGGGAATGGTCAGCATACCGGGTCGCAACGCGCGATAGGTTTCCACATCCGGTGTCGCTGACTCTTCCGACCGGTAGAAGGCGACCTCGTCTAGTATTGCGCAGGCGATCGGATACCCACGCGGCGCGCGGTAGTTATTGGTGGCGACAACGATATCGACACCATTGCGTAACTCTATCGTGTGACCGGTGATATTGTGATCCAGCCACGGTGACAGTGTGCGATTGGTGTCAAAGTAACCCTTGATGTAACGCCACGCGATCGTCGCTTGCTCGCGTGTGTTGGCGAGACATGCCACGATCGGGCGTTCACCGGGTCTGAGCTTGGAAGTGTCTACCAGCCGCGCGGCCTCAACCGCGATGACACTCGCTGTCGAATCCTTGCCGCCTCTTCGGCCCACGATGCACCACAGTTCCTTGACACGGTGTACCGGCGGTAACCGACCGCCAGACACCGTGCTAAAGAACGCGACCTCATCGGGTTCCAGCGGCTGGGCAAACGCCGCTTTGAGGATGATACGCCAACCACGCCAAGTGTCACCGCGATGCTGTTTCAGCACATCGGTGATAAACTTGACTGGCTGTGTAGGGTAACGTAACCACGCGGGACCGGCGCGCTTGTCACGGTATAATTGTGACGCGATGTTTACCGCGTTTTGGAACATTCTCCGATCGTGCGGATCGTCGTAATTGAGGCGCATCGGTCACTCCACACAAGCTTCGGGCGGCGGAACCGTTGCCTGGAACCGCCGCCCTTAGCCCACCACCACGTTAAGCGCGACCCAACGCGGCAATCACCTTACGCGGCGGGGGTACCCTCGTCTTCGTCTTCCTCACCGTCACCCTCGCCGTCTTCGACTTCACCGTTTTCCGGCTCGCCTTCGACTTCTGCCTGCGGCTCATCGATCGGGGTACCGGGATGTGTGCCGGGTTCATCAACGGGAACGGTACCGGGTTCGGATTCGGGCGTATCGCTCGGACTGGCCATATAGCTCTCCCTGGTTTGTGGGGGTTACCTAACACTTCGGTTTATACTCTTCATCGATGTTTCTGTCTATCAGGATGGCTCACTCGTCTGGGATGTTTCCATCGTTGTGGTTGGCTCAGCCTCATTGTGTCTGTCACAGGCTATGGCTCACTTTCCGGATGTGCGTCTGATCACCTTATTTGGCTCGTTCTTGTATTATGTTTCACTCGATTGAGGTGACTCGCTTACGCTTATGTTTCCAGTCTCTCCCGCTGGCTCATTCTTGGACCCTGTTTCCTTCACCTAGGGTGACTCGCTCGACGTATTTGTGTCTTTCAGCGTTAATGGCTCGCTCGCTCCAACTGTGTCAATTGCCCTCCATGACTCGTTCGATCGTTGTGTGTCTGTCGCGTTCTTGGACTAAACCGGAAAAATGATCACCGCGCCATCGATTTCCTCGAATGTTTTTAGTGCCAAGTCGAGTGTCTTATAACGGCGTGACACGGTACGCGTCGCGGTCCAGTAACCGGTCTTCCAGTGCATCCACATTAAGTGGAGGTGGAAGTGACCGTCATAGTAACGCAAGCCCCAGGTCGGTCGCACATCGGGATAGTTCATCTGGTACGTTTCTCTCGTATCAAGTGACTCACACACCAGTTATGATTCTCACCATTGCTGTCGGTTTGGTTCACTCCTGTCTTACGCCTCAAGTCGGAATCACGGGTTCACTCGCCTTGTCCTGTGTCTATCGCCTAGCTTGGTTCACTTCTGCCGCCTGCGTCTGTTGACTTGAATGGTTCACCCGGCTCCAATGTCTCCGTCGCTTCATTCGGTTCACTCTTTCTATCTGCTTCGGTCATTTCGCTTGGCTCACTCACCCGCTACTGCTTCCGTCCTACTGCTGGGTTCGGGTAGTAACTCACCGGCCTTGGCCACCTGGACGGCGAGTGCTTTCAGCGCGGCGTCACCCTCCTTCTCGGCGATCAACGCGAGCGCGGGCAATCCCTCATCGATCGCCTCTTGTACCTCTTCGCGGGTCGCGAGGCGTCCCTCACGGTACCACACGGTTTCGACCGGGTCACCCAGGCTGAACAGAACACCCTTCTCGCCCGCAAACGTGCGGAACGGCTTGGGATACTCGCGGCTCACCCACAGGCACGACACGCCGGGGTTACGCGCCAGGGCAAAACCGGGACCGGGCTTGTAACCTTCCGGCATGTTTATCTCTCTGCGGTGTGCATGCGGTCGCGCGAGGAACGGGCAAGCCTTGACCGCGAACTCGGCACACTCACGATGCGAGGGCGGCTCGGAGATCACACGGTTCACCGCGCACATGCAACCGATGACACTGACAAAGTACCTGCCCAAAGGTTCGCCGCATATCCAGCACTGGTGTTTAGACACTGCCGGTTGGAACCGGGCGGTATTCACCACGCGGTGATCCGCCTCACCATTAGGCCACGCGACAAACTTGGGTACCGGGAACCCGCGATGATCCACCGCCAGCCGCTTGATCCTCTCTGGCATCGCGATGCCGTTGAGGGACGCATGATACTCGGTCATTGGTCACTTCCCTATTTTGTGTCTATCCAGTAAGCTGGTTCACTCAATCCCGTTGCGTCCAGTCTCTTTTGTTGGTTCACTCATCACTTATGCTTCTGTCGCGCAGGCTGGTTCAGACATAGTAACCGACACTCGGATACGGGTTGTCACGCCAATCGTTACTGTGCTCCGCGTACATATCATCCCACGCTTGGCGTAACTGGTCAATCAGTGTCTCTTGTATCCGCTTTGCCACCATCAAGCTCGCATCGGTATACGGCGCGCGACCGATCGCCCTGGCTACCGCATCGAGTCTCTCCTGCGCCTCGATCAGTAACCGCGCCGCTTCCAGATGTTGCTCACGGGTTAAGTGACTTAACTTCATCTGTTTCATCGGTCACTCTCCTGCTCCTGCCGGTACGTCGCTTGAGTACCTCTTCAACGGTAGGGGCGTGGTCTATGTGCCACTCATGTTGTGACACCGTGATGTTAGTACCATCGTGATGGATACCAATCACACCTTCGGGATGCTGCTTGAGCAATGTCTGCCAAGCACGATCCCGGTACGCCTCTGCCACTGTGCGGAACCTTTGTCTCACTCCGCGACATCCTCCAGTGCTTCGGGATCAACATCAAAACCCTGTTCCTTGGCAAACATCAGGAACTGCTTGAGGCGGTCAGCCGACATCTCGGTGATATCGATCGCATCCTCCGGTCGGCGATGTTCCGTCATCCTCAGTGCCAGATCGTTAAGGAAGCTGCGCGCGTGTGCCTGATCCTTCCATATCGTCTTGACCCCCGCCTTGGTCATCTCGGCACCGTGGAACAGTTCCCGTTCCTCTGCGGTAAAGAACCGGCTGTCCTTGATCTTGACGATCGGGTGCTTAGTGTCACCTTCACCCCGGCACTCCGGACAATCGGGATGCGGCGGTAGTGTCTCATCGTAACCGGAACCACCCTCAGGATCAAATATCGGTATCCTAATCGGCTTGCCACTGTGACGGCTGAGCTTGATCGGCTTGTTGATGTGACTCTTCCAGTCACGTTCGAACTCGGCGTGGGTCCGCTGGTATTCGTGATTGTCACCGTGACAATAACGGCACGGCGGGTTCCACACCTGGACCGGTACCCTGGCACGGGCGAGGCGCAGGTTTTGTGTCACCACCTCGCGGAACAAAGTCTCGGCATCAATATTGGTACTCTGGAACAGTTCCCGCTCGATCTCGGCCAAGCGGTTCTGGATGCGTGCCTGACTCAACAAGCCCCACGCCTTGTGTTGGGCAGTCACCTCCGGGTACCCGGCAGCCACCGCGCTCCACTTTGGCTTGCCGTAGGAATGGCTCACCCAGTGACGCAGGAAACGCTCCTCCTGTTCGGTCACCCCGCCGGTCAATTCCACCGGATCAAACGGCATCGGCAATTCATCAAGTGTCACCCGTGCCTTAGGTGTCGCCAAGCTCTCCACTAGGGCACGGTGGCGAAAGCTCGTCTTATCATTGGGCATGGGTCACCGATCAGCTTTGTCAAGCACCAACCCGGCATTATCCACATTTAAAACCGGCAAACAATCGATTTGTCCTAGAGCCGGGATGAAACCTCATTTCCCAAGCTTACCTCATTGTCGGTCACGCATTGGTATGTTTCCATCTTACACTTGGTTCACTCAAGGCGATTGTGTCTATCCTTGAACGAGGTTCACTCACAGGATATGTATCTTTCGGATAACGTGGTTCACACCATTCGATGTATTTCTGTCTAGGGGCATGGTTCACGCCGTAAAGGTGTTTCTGTCGCTGATGTGGTTCGTTCATCTAATGTGACTCTGTCATGTAATGTGACTCATTCTACTATTTTGCGTCGGTCACTTCATCTGACTGTGTGTCTCCCGCCTGCCCTTTCGAGACACCACGGCTGCACGCGTTGCGCCCGCAGACCTTTGAAGGGGAACCGTCACATCGGCAGCTTTGAACCGCGCGCCGGTTTCGCCCACGGACGCGGCAGGTACTAAACACCTGAGGGGTAGGGACAACCAGTCTCAGGTGTGTTGCCGCAACCAGGAACCTAGCACGCCCGGTGTGCTTGTGTCTATCCACTCGTATCGGCTCGCTCCATTTGCGTGTTTCGCTTTCGCTATCGTTGGCTCACTCCGCGTTTTTGTGTCTATCGACGGCGCTGGTTCACATCCCACTTTTGTGTCTATCCTAGTTTTTGGTTCACTCCCTTGTGTCTAAATCAGATGCTATGGTTCACTCCTGTGGTCTGTGTCTATCACCATTGTCCTGGTTGGGGCGAGTGACGGGGTTCGAACCCGTGACCTTCGGAACCACAATCCACCGCTCTACCACTGAGCTACACCCGCCGTAGTGTCACTTCTCCTGTGTGTCTCCGTCTGCGTCTAGGGTTCGATCGACTTGTGTGTGTCTATCGTTGTAACTGGCTCTCTTGACTTGTGTCTAATCCAGTTCGATGGCTCGCATCCTCCAAATGTTTCCGTCACAGAGCTTGGCTCGCTTCCCCGGCTTGTGTCAATCGGTAGGCTGGGCTGTTAACAGTCACCGGCAATAATCCGGTACATCTCCTTTTTGAGTTCCCCCATCCTCCGGTTGTGGTTCATTCTTGGCGCGCCCATCTTGCCGTGGAAGTGTACCGCCAACTTGTGTGCCATCTGTTCGACAGCCCGATTACTGCGGCCCAGACACTTCCCGGCCTCCCACGCGCTAAACCCGCGATCCGCATAGGATCGCAGCTTTAACACTTCCTGCGGTGACCACGGAGGTGGTCGCGGTTCGCCCTGCTTAGACACGCTCTCCTCGTTTGCTTCTGTGTCTTTCTATTCGGCTCGCTCAGGCTTCTTGTGTCTGTTCCCGTTATCGGACTCATTCTACGGGTTTGCGTCTTTCGCGCGTAGTGACTCGTTTCCTCGTTGTGTCTCTATTCAACGGTGATGACTCGCACTGAGATTTTGTGTCTATTCCAATAGAGCGGCTCGTTTCCAACTCATGTTCGCTTACCTGTGACTCGTTCCTCCTGTTTGTGTCTATCCGGATAGGGGACTCGTTCACATTTAATGTGTCACTCTTCCATAAGGACTCGTAGCTGATGTTCCTCCTCCTCGATCATCACCCGTTTGTAGTGTACCGGCACCGGTGACAGTAACTCGATACTGTGGAACAGGTACACATCGGCATTCCACCCTGGCAGCGAGATCACCGGGACAGCGATCTGCCCCAGCTTCTCTTCCCTAGTAACCAACACTAACTCCGGTAACCGGTCCTGCTTGGCGATCAGCATCGGGCGCTTGTGGTAGAACTTCGCCTCTCGCACGGTGTGACACCAGAACCGGTACAGTCTGCCGGTGTTCACCAATAGACCCCGCAGTATCTGCAAATCGTGGTAGTGCTTGGCCTCGATGTACCAGTCCCGCACCAGCCATGTCGACTTGCCGTCAATCGAGCTTATATCACCCGCCTGGGCTTCCCGCCGCTTGCCGTGGCGCTTCCCCCTGGTCGCGGTACCGCCTGACATGGCGCTACGCCACAACAGGTCGTCGCGCTCACCGTCCGAGATCAGCAACGACAGTTCGCGGCTCAGCCGCCGCTCGTTGCGCGCACCCTTCTCCTTGCCGCCGCCCTTGCGAATCTCACCCCTCCCGTAAACTGCCCATCGCTTCCTTTTGGCAGCGTGGACACGATCGCTTATACCTACCGTGTTTGCAAGTCAGATGGTCACCCTCTTTGAATGGCGGTACGCTCCTAAAACGTGATTCACTCACCTTCTTCGGCTCGGTTCGCGGCTCGCTCAGCCTCTCTGTTTCCATCTAAACAAGTGACTCACAACGCCGCCAGCTTGGCTTCGAATTCGAGGATGCGCCGCTGTAACCCCGCCATCTCGGTCTTCAGCACCTCCAACTCGGTCTTTAGTTCCGCGATACGGGTATCCTCGCGGATCGGTCCATAGGCTGCCTCGCGGATATCGCGGACACACGCCCACGGCAAATCGAGTTCCTTGCCGATCCGTTCGTCACTGTAGCCATCAATGTACCGGCCAACCGCGTCATCAAAATTAGTGTCTAACAAGGTGCGGATGCGGTGACGCTCATTGGCGGTCAAGGCGCGCGGTGTCGGCACCAAGGTCGGTTTTGCTGTCGCTGCCATTGTCTTCTCCCTGTTCAGACACTCCGGGCAGACGCAATCACGAATACGGTGTATGTCAAACCGCCAGCCTTCTTGCAGGAACTTCTTTTTGATCTTCTCCGGTACGTCACCAAAGGCCCAACCGATTTCGGTTTCGTGGTGACACCGGTTACACGTCACACTCACTAAGTGGTGGTACCCACCGCCGCCCCCGCGCATCTCGCGGCGTATCCGATAGGTCGTGGTGCGATACGAGCGTTGGGTATGACGGTGTACTGTCATGCTGCCTTTCTGCTTCAGTCACTTTTGTTGACTCGTTCCCTCAGCTTGCGTCTATCCGTGCTTAGTGACTCGTTCGCTCTGTGTTGTTTCTAGTCGTATTCGATGACTCGTTCACTTTCTTTGTTTCTGGTCTTCAACATGACTCGTTCTGTTGATGCGCTTCTATCTAATTAAGTGACTCACTCCAGCCGGACACCTTCCGCCGACCGGACCACAGTGATGTTACCATCGAACGAACCGAGTGGCAAGGCGTGATGGTCTATCAAAAATATCCGCCGGTTAAGCTCGCGGGCACGGGTCTTTAGACACTCGATCAGGTCTTCGATCCCTTCCTGCGAAAGGTGGGTCGTCGGCTCATCGAGTATCTCGAAATCGGTATCCATACCAGCGCGGGATAGCAGTATCTCGGATAGCGCACTGGTCACTGCCAACTGCCACCGCTGTGACACGCCACCGGCATAGTTCTCCCAATCCACCGGCTTATCCTGACCGGGCGGGAACAGGAACACGGTGAACTTGTGTGACAAAGTACCGGATTGTGTCTCACGTTCGGTGGCGAACTGTATCTCCCAGTTATCCAAGCCGAGTGACTCACTGTGACGGTTTGCTGCCAGTTCCAGTTCCATCAAGGTAGTGTCAATCTGATCGAGCCTGATCTCACGGAACCCGTTCTGCCAGAACCCGTAGATTTCCACTTCTTGTCGCGCGCGGCGTAACTCGGTACGGTGCTGGTTACGGGCAGTCTTCAGTTCCTGCATACGGGCATCGAGCTTGTCACACTGTTCGGTAAACGGGTTCACCTGTTTCACGGCTTCGACCAGCAAGTTCTTTACCCGGTGCATCTCACGGGTATCGTGGATTGACTGACCGGCGGCTTGTGACACTTCATTCTGCGCCTTTTGGTAACCGGCCATTCCCTCTTCCAACTGGATGACCATAAGCTGCACCGCTCTGAGTTCCTCCGCAAACTCTTTAGCATCTTCCGTATCACCCGCTATTCCTGCTTTCGCGTCTTTAATCTTCTTTCGAACGGCGGCAGCTTTTTCGGCGATATGCTCATCGGTCACCTCCTGGCCACACTCCGGACAGACACCATTTGCCGTGGCATAGGTAGCCAGATCAGTTTGTAACTGTTCGATCACTATCGTATTGTGACCAATCCGCTGGTTGGCGCTGCCGATATCACGGATCAGGTTGCGCTCAGTGAGCCGGTAATCGTTGAGTTCGCGCAGATTGTCACCGCTGAACTTGGCGAACGCGTCGCGTGCCTTGTTTAATATCACCTCCGTCTTGTCACGCCGCGTCGTAGCGTTACGGACATCACTCTTGAGTGTTGTCACCATAGCGACACGATCCACCTCAAACCGCTCTTCACGCTTGATCGCAGCTTCGCGCTGATCGGTTACTTCCGCCAGGGTACCCTGAGTGACCGCCAGTTCCTGTTCCAGCCGCGTGATGGCGCGCTCGATATCAGTCACCTTGTGACTGGCGCGATCGGCTGCCTTGACCCACTTATCGAGATCAAGTGTCTCGGAAAATATCCGTGACTTCTCTTCGGGCCGCAGCCCCATGAACATGGTACCAAACTGATCGATCAATATCGTGCGTCTTAACGCGGTGTCACTCAATGGCAATAACTGATCAATATCCCGTTGCTCGACAGTCCGTCCATCGAGGGTGAGTCGGCTCGGATTACGATAACGCTCAAGCTGGTGGATGTTGCCATCGAGAATAAACCAACCGGTGACACCAGCGGAACTACCGTCTGCGTACCAATTGACGATATCGGCACCGGGTCGGTTTGAGCGGCTTGTGCGCGCCTGTAATAACCAAGAAAGTGCCTCGCAGAATAGGGTAGATTTGGCGGCATCGTTGGCTCCCAGCCTGGGGTACAACTCGTTACGACCGGCGATGAAGTACAAACCGGGTGGCTGATCAAAGATCAGTTCCACCGTGCCCTTCACCGCACGGAAGTTGGTCACTGTGAGCTTCTTCAGGCTGAGTAACCCCATGTGTCACTCCTACCGGCTGTTTCTGTCGCTAATCGACAGTGATTCACTCCATCTGCGTGGCTTTCATCCTCCTAAGAGTTCCCGACCGATTTTGATGTACTCCTCGTTCAGCTTGTGTCGCTTGGCGTAGTCATCAAATAGCTGGTCTAGCGTCAGGAACTCAGCTTTCGTGTTTCCGTGCTTTGTCGTGGTTTCGATCGGCATGGCTTCGACACCAAATAGTACCCAACCCTTGTCAGTGGCATACTGCCTGATCCGCTCGCGGATTTCGTGCCAAGTGTCGTAGTCACTGCGGCGCAGATGGTAACGGATACGGATATGGTCACCCGGTTCCGCGATCAAAGTACCGAGTCTTTTAACGCTGTCCAGATTGAAGACACACTTGCGCGGGGCGGGGTAGTGTAACTCGTTGGTCTTGCCATTATTGTAAACCACCAACACTCGTGGGGTGAACGTGTCACCAAACCGAATATGATACGGGGCACCGACATACTCAATATTCTTGCGGACCTTCTGCGGGACGTGAATGTCACCGGAGTACAACATGCCTTTATAGTCACTGAGCCGTGCCGGATCGACACCTGGGAGAAGCGAACCATTTTCCGCTTCCGCTCCATCAAACGTAACGTGTGTGAAACAGAAAGGGAAATCGTGAAGTTGAAAGTTCCACTTCTCACCGGCAGGGACAAATGTCGCCTTCCCAATTGATAACTCAGCCACGGTTGAAGTTTTGAAGTAAGTGATCTTGGCATGACTGCCGACAAAGGCAAAGAACGGATCGAGCGGGTCAATATAGTCATGGTTCCCTTTCAGAAAGTAGAGGCGGCACAGATCGGTCACTATACCGGCACTCGCCACCAGCCGGTTCACCAGCCGCGCGGGGTGCCGGTCCTTGGCATCGGTCAGGTCACCCAGGTGGATGATCTCGCTGGCCTGGACTTTCTCAACTTGGTCACGCAGCCAAGGCCACAACCCCCAGCGATACTCGTCGTTCGGGCGGTCGGTCAGATGAGTATCGGACACCAAGATCGCAGTCACGCTACCCCCTCTTGCTCGATGCCTGGGCAATTGTCACCACGGGCAACTATCGACTCCTCCGCAACCCGCTGATCAAAGTACCGTTTAATCCGATCGACTGGCTTGCCACAAAACCAGCCGCGCGGCCCCATCACCCTGCCCGATCTTGCACACGTCCTTTACATAGACATCATCCAAGATCATTAGCGTTCCGCCCTTTGTGTTTCCGTCCTACAAGATGACTCGTTCATTTCATCTGCTTCATTCAGCAAGGGTGACTCGTTTCCGCTGCTTGCTTCTATCACACAAGATGACTTATCTCGCGTAGTAAACCAAGGCAACCGTGACAATCGCAATAAACGCGCTGACTGCTACAAACTTCAGTAGCCCATGCATGACATGCACACAACGCCGGTTACGCAACGGCTCGCACTCGATTAGTGCCGGTCGCGGCGCGCGATTGAAAGCGTCCCGTGGTTCCCATACATCGTTGTCGGGCCAGTTTGGCATCTACCCCTCCGTTTGGGGATCATGTTTCTGACCGATCGCGTGACTAGTAGTCGAAACCTCTACCGTAACAAATCGGACACTCATACCCGCTAGGATCGTCACCGGAACCGCCGCAAAAGAAACAGAACCAAATCCTGGTCCGACCCTTAAGCACAAAAGGGTACCGGGGGTGATAGTACCACCAGAACCGCATCAGGCTTGCGTGATCAACTGTACCACGTTGACTGCCTTACCGTGACCTTTAAGGTCTTCCATCCACACCGCATCACACGCGATCAGATTGTCTTCGGCACGATCGATGTCACTGTGTGGTCCGGTAAAGCCGAGATGTTCCGCTACCATCCACACCGCGTACTGGTTAGGCACTCGATCTTCGTTGGGTGATGACATTGACATGTGCCGCGCGGCTCGGCCATTTGGGTGATTTATCTCGGTGCTAAAAGTCACCATATAGCCAAATGGCAGCATTACTGTCTGATCGTTCATCCGGCGCATGTGCTGCTTTTTGTGACGCGGGTTCTTTAGACGCGGCATCAGAACGGCCATGTCGACCGGATTCGCTTCAGCGAGTTCCTTCAACTCAACCAGCTTGGCGATTTCATCCGCGCCTATGATAAAAGGTGTCGGCATTTTTCGTTACCCCCTCTGATGACCTCAACGCTTTGCCGCGCTCGCGATACCACTTTCGTCCTGACTCTCGGTCACACTCCCGACACCTACGACCACCAGAAGGCATAAAATAGGTATTCTCGTCAGTGAACTCGTGACCGTGAATACAGTATACCTTAGCCAGATTGATGGCGGTATATGATACTCCCCTTCGCCAATTTTCATAAAATGTAACCGGCTCCAAATGATTCGGGTTCATGCAAGACGGCACCCGACAATTATGATCGATTTGATACCCAAAAGAAATACTACCACGGAAAAACTCCCAAGCAAGCCGGTGAGCGGGGATACTCTGCTTACCATCCTTCAAGACGGCGTATCCCTTTTTATTAACGCGACCCTGCCACAACCAATGCTCATCATCACCGCGATTCACGGGAAGATTGGCAAAAAACCTATCCTTCAGACTGGGGTATCTTCTCATCAGAATCACCCTCACAACAATAGGAAAGACCACAACCGCCGCAATCAGGGCAAGGCACAAGAAATGGTAAGCCATGCGGGTTCTCGATCTCTACCCGCACGCCAAATAGGGTAACCGGTAATGCAGGGTTAAGCCGCTTACCGGAGCCTTGACAGGTTTCGCAGCGCATCAGTCTTCATCCTCCCCACCATCGGCGATGTACCAATTTCGCTCACCGCGCGGGCACTCGTCGCGCATCAGTAACAGACACCGCCGGACGCTTGCGGAAGAGTCACCATAAGACTGCGTCTCATGGTCACAACGGCTACAAGTAACACTAACACTATCGATCGCGCGACCGTCATCATTCTCCAACTCGCAGTAATCAATCGAGCATGTCACTTCCATGTTACCTGTCCCTCAGATCGATCAGCCGGTACCCTCTCCTGGGAATATGCTGAATCGTCCAGTCGACGGTCAGGTACTTGCGTAACCGGCACGCGAGGATTTTGACACCGAGTTCCGTGCTACGCAAGCGGTCACACAGATCGTACATCGGTACAAACCGATTGGGGAACTCGCCGAGTACATGCAGGAGATTGGCCGCGCTGGGCGTAGGCTGACCCTTCAACTCGATTGTCATCGGGTCATCAAACCCGATCCGCATCGAGGATGGGATCATGGTCGGACGGCGGGGCATGGCCGTCCGACCAATCGGTGTGCGGTCGCTAGTGAGGGCTTCTTAGCGCGGCACCTCAAAAAGGGTCCGGTGGACCCACGGGAAGATTCACCGCATCGGCTAACACCGCTCAGAAGCGTCATATACTTCCGTTCCTGGAAACATTCAAGCGTCACGGTGGTTCCTTCTCGAAAATGTCACAACGCCGTCGCGGTCACCCTTCCATCGGGCGTCTCTTCCCGATTCTTGGCATTTTTGGGTCTTCGATCAAACCAACTCGACGCCCAAACCCAGCAAGCTGCACCTGAAGCTGGTCTACCTTGCGCTCCATGCGTTGCAGCGATTGCCAGAATTTTTCGGCAACCCCGGTGATTTGAATGGTCGCTGCCTTAGCGTGCGCCATCGGTGGCCCCGGCGGCGGCAGCACTGACAGCGGCGCGGGTTTCACATGCTTGTAACGCGGGGGGTGCTGTCGGCTGCGACGCAGGTAAGGCCGCTTTGTTTCGGCGATACGACCGTTATTACAGCCCCAATACGCAGAAACGTCCTGGATACGATCGCCACGAACCAGCATGCCTTTGATAATCGCGGCGTCGGCTTCGGTCGTGCGGCGCTCCACACCACCATCAGGTCGTATCAAAAAAGCGTCACTTGCCATTGTCTCCCTCCTTTATTCGACTTCCACCTCATTACCCCAAGAATCCCAACCGTCAAAGCTCTCACGCGCGAACATCTCCAGCTTGGGCAGTGACGGGAACATCTCCTCAATCATCTCATGCACCGCAAAGGGCTTAACAGAGTGCTTTCTGCGCGGTGCCTCGATAACAGAATCGTACTGGTCACCCGGCGCAGGAGCGGGAATGTCACCACGCGTACCGACCAATAGAAGTTCATGGCGGTTGCGGTTCCAGTAACCAGTACCGACGCGGTCCTTGATCCACACAAAGTTACTCTTATAGTCAAACCCCCATGCCCGCATTAAATCCAACGCTTCCAGTAGCATTGGAGCGGTTGCCCACAAGAACAACACACAATCTTCGGCGGCAGGTACGGGTAGTGCTTTGATGGTCTTGAGTGTCATTGTCGGATAGTGATTATCGGCTGCCCGGTCCATCCCAGTGTCACGACTATAGGGTTCAAAACGCCACGGCGGATCGGCCAGGATCACATTGTAAAGTGACTTATGAATGGTGGTGGCAGCCGCTGCGGTCGCTTCCGCGAGTTCCTCGATACGACTGGCGCGACGTTGCTGTTTCTCCTCAGTGGTGCCGGAACCGGCTGCCGCAACACGGCGCTTGGTCCGCTCTAGATGTTCCTCAAACTTCTCCTCGGACATCGCGGCCTTAGCCTGCCACCGCGAGGACTGAATCTTGTTGATGCCGAGATCGGTCAGTTCCGATTTCAAAGTAACGCCGCGCAACTTTGATTTTTGGTCCCCGCCTTGCGGTCGCCGCTCGCCTCGGTAACGCATCTCGATCAGGATTTCACCGGCACGCCGCTCGGCGCGTTCCCTGATCTCGGTGGCATTGTTGATCATGTCATAATCTTGTGCCTGCTGCGCGTACACCTGAGCCGCAACCGCCATGTCACGGACTTGTTTAACCTCATCGATCCGCACTGCTTTGGCCAACGCCGCGCGAGCGGCATCGTAGTGAATAAGTGTTACCTCAGTTCCCATGACACATCTCCCCCTTTACTCGGCGGCGTAGCGGTATTTCTGGCGGGTGCCCGCCAAGAATAGCTCTTCGGTTTCGGCCCATAGCGCAGTCACCGCCTCATCAACCCGGCGCACTTCGGCCCAGTATACCGGGTCCGGCATACCGTCGATCCGCCGCTGGTAGCTGGGGCGGGTGACATCGATCACGTCTTTCCAGCGGTCGATATCTTCGAGCCAGTCCAGACCGGACGCCAGCGAATCTATCCCGTGACCAAAACGTATAGTAAATTCACAGGTCCGCAGTGGTAATGAAATCTTGTTTTTCTCGCACTTGGCACGAATTCGGATACCAACTGGTCGCTTTATCTTGGCATGTTGCGCGGTGAGGGTGTTTAAGTGACTAAGCCACAGACACTGACTTGCATAGAAGTCGAGGGCGCGGCCACCGCTGCGGGTCTTCTTCTTGGCGAACTTGGCCATAAAGCCTTCGGTGATCCGGTCGCGGGTCTGCGATACGATGATCAGACACATGCGCGCCCTTGACACCTCGCCCTTGCACATCCGCAGTAACTTACCCATCTGCTTCGCCTTCTCGCCTCCATATGTACCCTGGTCAAAGTCACGCTTTAGTTCGGCTTTGTCACTCAACGCATCGAGCGAGTCCACGATATACAACGCGGTGGTGTTCCTCTTGGCAGTTTCTGTCACCGCCTTGCACAAGTCCTCATAGAAGTCCTCGACGGTGACAAACTCATCGGGATCGATGAATTGTACCCGATCGGTCGGCATACCGAGTGCTTCGGCGTAGGGTTCATCAAACGCTGACTCGGACTCCCGATAATAAATGTTACCCTTTGGGTACTTCCGCGCAAAATTGGCACAGGCTTCAATCGCCATCAGTGTCTTACCGGTGCTCTCGTCACCAATGATGTTACTAATCCGCGACAATGGCCAACCACCGCCCAAGGTACAATCCAGGACGGCGGCACCAGAGGGTATGAATTCAATACCGTTGTTACGACGGGCGAAATAGTTACCGGGACCATCGTCATCAATAAGTGCCACCCGTGCTGCCATTGTATCCTCCGTTTGAGTGACAGACTATTCTCCCGGTCTGTCAGCGGTACGGTCACCTAACCGCTTTCTACAAGGTCGTCACCCACTAGTGCGGTTCAGTCACCTAATCACGATTGCGGCTCAGCCGCGACCGCAACCGGGAATGCCGATCGTCCGGCTCGCCATCGTCGTCACGATCGCGGGCACGGGCGCGAGTGGCAGGGCTGCGGCTGCCGCTGGCAGGTTCGGACTCGAACGGCGGCTCGTCATCGTCCTCTTCCTCCACTGGCACGCGACTACGGGTGCGGCTGGTACGGCGCGGCGGCGGCTCATCATCCTCCTCCTCCACTGGCACACGGCTACGAGTGCGACGCGGCGGCTCCGGGATATCGTCATCAATTTCCCGTGCCAACCGGCTGCGGCGCGGCGGCTGTACCGCGCGCGTCATCTCCGGATCGTCCTCTTCCTCGTCTTCCACCTCCTGCGGCTGCGCACGCCCGCGCGACCGCATACGCGGTGCTTCCTCCTCCCGCTGGCGGCGCAGCGGCGCGAGGTCGACATCCTCGTCATCGTCGTCCGGTGGTGCGGTGGCGCGCCCACGGTCACGATCGCGCCCACGGTCACGGTCACGATCGCGCCCACGATCGTCACCATTCTCCTCCTCGTCATCGGTCGCTTTACCGGAATACACTTCATCGATGTGTTCCGGCTTGTAGAAGTTCAGGGCACTCGGTAACGGCTTGTCAAAAATGTAATCGAGTACCTCTTCGTACTGCCGATTGTCATCCGTCATCGGGCTGTCTTCGCGCACCACTTGGTAACCCCGGTACCGCGTGTTGAGCTTTTGTCCCGACCGCGTGAACTCCAGGTCGTAACCACGCTCCGTATCGACAATGTTGAGCACACTACCCTTGCGCCGGTTGACACTTTGGGCCGCGATCTCGCTATCGGCTGTTCCCGACACGCGCCACAACATGACACCGTTCTGCGGCTGGTTCCGATCGAGGATGTAGTAAACAATGCTCTGTGTCGGTAACAGTGCCTTACGATCTTCGGTGGTGGCACGGGCACCGAGAGAGTACAACTCGTCACACAGTGGGCAGCTTTTGTGCGGTGACGTTTTGTTTTCCTTTAGACACAGATAAGCACCCTCCTTCGGTCCTATGTTGTAGTGGACCCAGATCGGGAACCCGTAGTGTGACGCTCCTCTCCAGGTCGGCGGCAGGATACGGACGTTGTTCCGCCCTTCCGCCGGTTTGTACACCTTCACTCCCTTGAACAGGTTGTCGTACATCGAGCCTTGTCGATCGGCCCGCTCGACTGTCTGTTCGTAACTCGGTGGCTGGTAGTCAAACTCGCGCCGTCGCGTGCCTCTCGCCATCTGTCGCCTCCGACATCATTTGTTGCAGGAACTCTTTCTTGCGCCGATGCCAACCGCATGACGCGAGGTAACCGCCCATGTAACAAGTGAGCATAAAGAACACAAAGGCGGTCACTGCCATCAATAGGAGGTGCATCATTGCCGCATCCTTCTATGTCGTTCACGTTCACTGGCCATACGCTCGTCAACATAGTCACCGGCACCATGTATGTAAGCCAGTTCCTTCATCGAGTAACCGCGCTGTCGGTAACTCTCTCGCAGACCGTCCCAGTCATTGACTATCTTCTCAGCATCGATAAGCCGGTCATGCGCCTGTGAATATAATGGGTTCAGGGTAATGTGTGCCTGCACCACATCCACCGTGTACTTCTTACCGTCACTATCAAGCCGGTCACGTACCTCAAGCTTGATCTGTGCTTCGACCTCGCCGAGTGCCTTCTTTATTTGGTCACGGTACTTAATGGCGAGGGCGTACCACCCGGCGACGTGACCAAACAATTGTGACTGTTCGACCAGATTCTCACTCAGGGTCGTCACGCTACAATCCACCGAAGCATTGAGTTGCACGTAGGCTTCGCGCATCGCCGCGTCATGCTTTGCCATCGGTTACTCTCCCCGAACGATTAGGTACAGTGCGAGAACCAGTGACTCCATATCAACCGGCTCCTCGAAATTCTGTAACACCTTAGCAGCGTAATCCAGTAAACGCTTATTGTTCTTTTCGTTCAGTAACACCGTCTTGTAGTATTCACGGATCACCCGCCGAATAGTCTCTGGGTACGCTTCGGCGTTTTTTAACAGTGACTGAAAATCCGCCCATTCGGAACTCTCTTTAAGTAACCGCGCCAACCGGTATGGTATCTCTGACGGGTCTTTATCATCGGCGATGCCGATCGCCTCTAATGCCTCATCGCGTGTCGTGAAGTGACTGCAAATCGACAGGAGTGTCATTGCACGGCGGGGCGCGCCGTGTGACTGTCGCGCACACACACCCAGCACCTCACTCGGTGTCGTCCAACGTTCCTTCTTACACACCTTCTTGAGGTGGTCGATCATATCGTTCTGACCGACATCTTCCAAGTGGATCGACACACACCGTTGAGATTCAAAGGTCGGCGGCACCTTGCCGATCTCGGTGGTGACAAAAATTATGTAAAGTCCTTTCGGCGGCTTTTCAACTATAGCCAGTAACGCCTTCCACGCCGCTTGGCTCAGCATGTGCGCTTCATCAATGATAACCACATGGACACCGGTAAAGCGGAACGCGTAAGACTCAGTCAATTCCCGCATGTCATCGACACCACCGTGTGTCGCCGCGTCCACCGGAGTCACTCTATCGGCACGAAGGAACCGCGCCACCACCAGTGCCAGGGTGGTCTTACCGGTACCCGGTTTGCCGTGGAATACCCACGCATGGATACCGTTTGATTCTGTTCGGCGGAAGATGGAAATCGCCTTTTGCTGACCGACTATCTCGGCAAAAGTCACCGGTCGGTGACTTTCGTGGAACGACTGTGCATCCACCGTGGATGATTTCAGTTCGTCTATTATGACTCGTTGACTGCGTGACTCTTTCAGCATCTGCTTTATATCTCCAGGTGAGAGTCCGGGAACAACAACCTTGATCACTTCCTGATTTTCGCGTTCCCTACCAGTGCCGATCACGATACCTCTGTCCCGAAACGGTTTTATTCGGGGTGACACTGTTCGATACTTTACACCAGTAATATCCGAGATTTCGTTAGCAGTCAGTCCATTCGGGTTGTCGCACAACGCTTCGTATACCAGACACGCTGCGGTTAAATGACCACGCTCCGCAGCCTTGTGACTGGTACCCGGATCGGTGCGTCGCGCAAAAGCCCCGTGGTACACCTTAGACATCACACAAACTCCCGTGCTCTTATCGGCCAGCCCAGCCGTTCGACACTGGAAAAGGTACCGGCTTTATTCATCTCGGCCCAATTGGAACCGGTCTTCACTTCCGCGACCAAAGGTACTGCAAACCACGGGAACTCCCGGCCATCGAGCATCACATCGAGGATGAGTGGCGCGGAGTCCTCATAGTCACGCTGTGAATTGAAACAGAAGGTGAGGTCATCGTGTATCTGCATGTTGGCCTGGAGTAACGGGTTACCGGTTTCACTCAGCCGGTTCATCCCCAACATCACGATCCGGTTGGTGGCACCTTGCACCGGTGTATTAATCCGCTGACCATGACTCAACGGCGCGTGACGCCGTAACCCGTCAAACAACTGCACATAACCTTTGTCACTGAATTGTTTCTCGATGACATCCTGCCACTTATGGACACCGGCAAATTGTGTCCAAAACGCATCATAGAGCTTATACAGTTCCCGATCTTCGCATTCGAGCCGCCTAGCGGTACTCGACAAACTGGCACCATAGAACAGCGCGAACACCCAGATAGACTTAATCTTACCGCCGCGAAAATCCTCCATCACCTTCTTGTCTTTGATCTTCTCCTTGCCACCGACCAGCCGGGGCACCGCGTGCGCGATCCGCTCTGCCCACTCCATGTGGATGTCATAATCTTCCCACAGTGCCTTACAGTAGTGACGGTCACGGGAACCGCAGGCAATGATCCTGGCGTCGATCTGACCGTAGTCAAACGCTGCCATTACCTTGGCGGCGATCTGAGCACGCGCCCTCTTGCCCTCCGGTGTCCGTATCGGCACGTTCTGAATATTGGGGTCTTCACTATTGAGCCGACCGGTTTCAGTGAAACAGGTACCCAGATTGGTGTGAATTATGTTACCGGGGTACACATTAGGACCGTCCGGTGAGTACGGGTCAACATAAGTACCTTTAATCTTTTGTACCTTACGGAAGGTCAGGATCGCACCGGATATCGGGTGCTTCACCTCTTTGAGCACTGACTCCTTGGTTGACCATCCCGGCCCAGGTTGACCGGCGCGGGTCTTGAGTATGTCACGCAGCATAATGATGACATGCGGCGGTGACCCTGGATTAAACTCGTCACGCGTGAGTCTCTTGAACTCCTCCGCTTCCGGGAACGCCAACACCGCTGCCTTGGCCTTGGCCAGCTTACGAGCGTACTCCCTGCGGAGTTCCTTGTTTATTGTGGCATCGAGCGGAACGCCCTTAAGCTGCGTGAGCACCACTGTCGGTACCTGTCGTACCTTTTCTTCATACACTGCCGCCAGCCCAGCTTCCGCGATGGCGGCTTCCTGTTCCAGGTACACAAACCGATGATACTTGGCATCGATACCATTGTACGGAAGGAGTGTCTCAAGCCCCTCATCACGCATCCTCGCCTTGTTCATCTTCGGTGACAGTTTCTTGATATTGATCCCGAAGTGTTGCAGGGTCAGCCATTCGAGTGACAGTGGACCGCCCTGGACATGGTCACCTGATCGCTCATCGATCACGTAAGCCTGGGTCAGGGTGTCTTCCCACGGTACCGACCGCGCGTATTCCTCGCCATAGAAGTAACACGTCCACTCCATTTCGAATGACAGTTGGTGGACCGCCTTCTTGGCGCGTGACTGGAGAAACCGCATCCAGGCGTCGTCAATGATCCGTAACTGTTTGTCACTCCATCCCGCCGCTGGGTGACGGTAGGCAAAAGATACCGTTTCGTCTTCGGTCGATACCGCAGCGGTCAGTATCTCGGAGTCTGTATTGTACGGACGCAGGTTTTGTGTCTCGTAATCGACACCGGTAACTGGCTGCGCACCGGCGTATTTGAGGAACTGCAACAGGTAATCTAGATCGTCACTGCGGCTACCGGTCAGACAGGTAATGTCACTACGGGCAAATTCCGCTGTATGTACAACGGGTTCCGGCAATCCGGCCTCAACTTCGGCAAAGGCACGGCGCAAATCGAGTTCCAGAGCGAACTCATCGTCAGCGCCACCCCAACCATTGTTCCGCCGTTGGTGAAGGATACCCGCTGGGTGGAACATCGGGTAGTACCAACAGACGTAGTCACCGACCTTGATCGGGAACCGTCGACCACGCCACAGATAGATACCACCGGAACGCCCCGCCCAGGTCAGCGGCTGCGCACCCAGACCAAAGATCGCCACCGGTTGTGACTGTGCAATGTCACGCTCGATGCGTGGACGGCAGCACTCGCGCTCAACCCGCTCCGGATCACGGTTGTCGGGCGGACGGCATTGTAGGATGTTGTTCCACCGGATATACTTCAGGAACTTCGCCGGGATGTACGGGCGCAACAAGTCACCGGACTCACCGACAAACTGCCGTCCCTCCTCATCCTCCACCCGACCGGGAGCTTCGCCGATGATATAGACTTCCGGCTCGCGCGCGCCGGTCGCGGGCATCTTTGGGTGCCGCAGCCCTGGTGCGTGGTTGAGCGGGCAGGCGCGGCACTCTAGCTGGTGCAGCAGGCGGTCACTGACCACGCTTTTATTGCTGGTATTGGTTGCCCCGGTCTCTGCCGGGACTAGGCCCAGAATCCCCCCAAAACCCATCTGCGTGCCCTCCTATTTATTATATACGGGCGACGCACACTGACTTGGGCCAAAACCTACCGCTTGGTCGAAATAAAATGAAAAAATCCTGGCGGGCCGGTCAGCACCACACTGTTCTGGGTCAGCGCCAGCGACGTGCGACCACCGAGAGCACGCCGGACCAGCGCGACATCGGTCTTGACCTTCAGATCGGCGTGCCCTGCCACATCGTTGATCTCGACCAGATCATCAAACTCACCGGCGGCACTCCTGGCGTAGAGGTGTAGCACGCGCGCGTCGTCATCCACCGAAGTGACTTCAAGCTCGACTGGTGTCTTTTCTGGTACCATCGCCGCCGCGCGCGACAGCGCGTGGTTCAGGTCACTCGGTATCACAAAGGCCAGCGCGATCTCGTCTTCGTAGTCACTAACGAACCTGGGGAAATCTACGGGTGAATTATCATCCACCAATTTCGCGTACACTGTGACTGCCATCTGTTCCGAGTCACCGGCACAAAACACCGCGTCATCGGTCATCACCACGCTGACACCGTGACTAAAGTGCCTGATGAAATAGTCACAGAACTCGCGCGGCCATATCGCACGGTTTGGTATCGTATCGAACAGGGAACATTTCTTGATCCGCGCCCAGGACACGGTCGCCTCATCGGTGGTAAAGGCGTCGATCGCGGTTCCTGCCTGGATAAGAGTCACACCACGCTCTGCCGGTGACGCCAGCTTCTTACTGACACAGGACAACATGGTCAGCTTGAGCGCGTCGATAAACGCCTGACTGACCATCCGCTCGTCACCAGTTGGGAACTCTTCGTGGAACAGTGACTCATAGATCGGGCGCATCGGTAACAAAACAGCGGTACCACCAAACTCGACGTTTAGTGTCTTACCACTCTTGCTGGCTTCTAAGGTGACATTTCTCGCGGTACTATTCTTTAACAGACCGAGTAACCGGTCACCTTCAACACCACCGGAAAAGTCACTAATGAAAGGTACTCTAATACCGAGAACATCATTAAATGCGGTGACACGCCTACCATCAAACCAAAAGTGTGACAAACCGGGTACGAGGTTGCGCGTGGTACCTAATGCTGGCGATGCCGCTTCTAACACCGCCAGCACTAGCGCACGCGCAACTCTCATAGATCACTTTCGAGCAAGGGCAGGACTGAAGTCGACGCCGTTCCGCTCCGACCAAGCGACAACCGCGCGGCACGCCGCCAGGGCACGATCGAGTGTCGTCTCGGAGTAGCTCGCGCCGTCCGTCTTCTCGATTCGTTCCTGGAGTTCCGGTACCTCGATGCTGCGCTTCTTGAGGTAGTGCGGCATCACCTTGGCATACCGCCCAGAGTCCGGATCGCGCTTGACGCTACGAGCGGCGGGCGCGGCGGGCGTGCGGGCGCGCTTTGGCGCGGGTGCATCGTCAGCATCATCAGCGGCAACACGGCGCGTGCGGCTCCGCGACGGCGGCGGCGGCGGTTCCGGCTCGTCCTCCTCCTCCACCACCGCGTCTTCGTCTTCGTCCTCAACAGGCGGCGCAGCGGTGACGCGGGTACGGCGCGACGGCGGCGGCGGGGCAACCTCGTCATCGTCGTCAATCACCGACACACGCGCGCGGCGCGCCTTCTGCGGCACCGGTTCCGGCATTCCCTCGATGTCGGGAAGGGCTTCCGGCTCCTCCTTGGAGCGCCGGTTGTCGTTAAAGATACCGGTCGCCTCGTTGACCCAGTCACGCAGGTCTTCGGGCAGGCGATCGAAATCGTTGGCATCCATCCGCCCGAAATGGCGAACCAGATGATTCTTATACTTTTCGACACCATCGGGCGGCGCGAACTCATGCTCATCGAACTCGATACCCGTGGCATCAACGATGAGGTCGTACAACGACGCTCCCTCATCCTGATCGGCGTCAGCCGTGGTGTTTCGCATGTTACCTCCTGGTGAGAACGTGACAGTTAAGAACCCTTCTCACGTAGGACGCAAGAGTGTTTTTGTCAACAGTCACAAAAGAACCGCCGCAGATCGTATTCATCGCGGCGTTTCACTCTCAAACCAGGATCAGTTAGAAGGGTTCTGATTAACCGGTACAGGTAATCAGGCAACTCCTCCACACACCGCGCAAGTTCACCTAACGGGTGTTCAGCCGGACTGTACCTCTCGCGCACCGCGATCTCATCGGTGCCCAGATCGGCGAGGTAAATTGGGTCACCAACACAGGCGTATTTTCGCGTGAGGTCGATCAGGTAACGACTAAAAGTCGTTTGTACCAGTGACATAAAGTGGGGGTGCTCGATGTCGACGCCAGGAGTCCCGTAGCGGTTCCTACACCTGACAGCGCAGAGTAGCCCATCCTGGCACAGGTCGTCTAGCTCGTAAAAGCCGGATACTTTCCAGTGATTGGTAACAGAGAACCGATAAATCCAACCGACTACCGGCGATGGAATGGTCACAATAACTGACCGTTCACCGCCGCTGCGTTGAGCGCGGTTTGACATTGTGTGCCCACTTCCTAGATAAGCGGACGAAAGGGCACACAGTCTATGCCGGGAGGTGGAACCTGTCCAGAGGAGAAACCAGCCAGTGTGGAGTTGCGGTTGCTGGCTGGACCCAACCGTCTAGGAGGAGAAACGATCGCCTAGCGCCTCATCGGACATGCCGCAACCGGGGGGTCGAACGCCAAGGGCGAATGGTCCGGCACGCCAGAGGAGCGATCGTCTACTTCCTGCACCCCACTGCACTGCAACAAATAGGGACGGTTACAACAAATTGCAAGTTATTTTTTGTGACCGAATAAAGTCACTCATTTGTCACCAACACCAAACATATGACCGAATAGTTCCCGTGTGAGGAGCGCCGGGTCTTTAATACCATTGGGCATACCGTATTGTTTTATATTGAGTAACTCCGGGAGCGGACCAAACACGCTCGCGGCATCGGCATCAAGAAGAGTTACAACTTCCTTGTAACGCGGGATCAGGTCGGCCAGGAGATCGAGTTGCTCCGGGGTGGCCTGCTTGCCGTAGAGCGCGACGGCGTTGATGGCATACCGATGGCCAAAGAAGCTCACACGGATTGCGTCGAACGGTCCTTCGGTGATCACCAGGGTGCGCCCGCCGTAGCTCGCCGCGTCAAAATCCAGGAGGGTGTGTTTAATGTTCTCAACCGCCTGGGGCTGGCCCAACTGCAACGCTTTGTCGGGATCGGAACTCAGCGAGCGGTACCGTAACTCATCATTGCCGATATGACGCCCGGTCCAAGTGACTAATCTACCGTTATGGTACACCGGCACGATCACTCGGTAACTAAACACACCGCGCACGGCGTAACGCAAGCCAAACCGCTTCACCAGCCAATCAACCTGCCGCTCGCTATAACCGCGCCCGATCAGGTACGGATAGTAGAGCTTACGCGCACGCGGCGAGCTATCGAGCCGCTGGTACTCATCCGGGAACTCTAATGTAGTAACGGTATGAGTCACTGTAGACACGCCAATCCCCAACCGTCGATTAATGTCACTATGATAGGTACGGTCATTGGCAACGATGGCGCTCTCGCCTGCCTGAACAATCAGACGGGCGGTATCACGCGCGCAACCGAGTAACGCCTCGATCAGCCGGTACGGTGACCGTCCCGAATGCGATCCCGGTGACGGTTCCCGCCAACAGTGCCAAAACCCGTTACGGACATCGATACCCATGTTGTAACCAGTGTCGTCACCGCAGAACGGGCAATTGATCCCGATATGGTGACGCGTAATATGGTAACGACTGCCGGTGGTCGTTTCGATACCGTGACTACCCAGGAACACTTCCCAGTCAAACACCTTGGTTACCCTTCCATCGAGTCACCAATTCCACATAGCGATCCCACTTCCGCTGCGCCTCTGCTTCATCACGGGTTCTGAGACTGAAATAGTACAATCTGCCGTCACGCTCGTACTCACCGCGCCAGATACCGTTGGTGTGACGGTACATGCGGATCGGTTTAATCATCACTTACGCGATAAGCACGGCGAGAGATTAACACGGTGTCAGTGCCCGACAGCTTACCGATGATCTGCAACAGTTCCCTATCCGGCGGCTCGCTGCGCGGTACCGCCTTGATCGCCATCATCAGTAACCGCCGACGCTCACTCTCAGTGAAGGGTTGGTCTATCATTCCACCTCTGTTCAATCATGTCACCGGCGTCCTCGATTATACGGACGCGGTGGTGGAAGTGACGCAAGATCGCGCCGAGTATCTCGGCGCGACATTCAATCTCGTTCGGTGTCAGTGACACCAGCTTCTGGTCACGGTCATTAAACGGATCGAGGCCGCGACACAGTTCCGGGTCATAGACCCAGCCGGGAAAGGAGAGACACGCGCCGCAGATATAGGGCTGCATCTTGTACATAGCGATACCAGTGACCGCTCGACCGCAGCCTGGGCAGTCGAACTCCACCGGTTCCGGTTCGATCCAATCGTCAATGGTTTGCATTCACCCACCTTGATTCTGTCGTTCAATGTGACTCAATCCATCCGGCACGCCTCGAAGCTGCCGTCTGGCTGAACGATCGCCACATACTCGCAATCATAGAACCGGATCACCTCATCGCGCAACCGTGTCTCAGCAAGTAGCTGAAGTGGCGGGTCACCGGGGTAGGATAAGTTACCATTTGACAGCATGGTGAACCCAGGCTGCGCATCCCAACCGGACTGGTAGTTGGTGTTGAGTTGCTCCTTTGCTGGTCGCGGGTCACGGTCACTCAGGAACTGCGGTATATACCCCAGCATGTCGGGGTGGAACTGCCGGTGCTTCGCTACCCAGATCATTCTTTCCTCCTCACTTTTGCCCAGTCAGTTTCAGCTTGCGACTGTTAAACAGGTTAAACGCCGCCGTCAGCCGTTCGACACTAACAGTGTTACGGCTGTCGGGATGCAGACACCGCAGGATCGAAGTGTGTTCATCGACGGTGAAGACGGATTCGTGGTCATTGATCAGTTCCCGATACCACTCCTCGTTCGCCTGGGCCTTGTTCTGCATGTCCTTTAGGTCGGCGAGGTAGGACTCACTCTCCTTAAGTACCCGCAGACGCACCTCTTCATCGAGCTTCGCAACCCGCTCAGCATGGGCGGCGGCGAGGTTCCCGCGCTCGCGCTTGAGGACCGCTCCGATCTTTTGTTGCGCCGTCAGCGACAGGGCGATCCGGTCGACTATCGCTTCCTCTTGTGCTTCGTGTAACCCGTCCAGGCGTCCGCGCTCCAACATGTCGGCGTCCTGGACATCGCGCGGCCCAACACCGAGTTCCTTTGCCACCTTCTCGCGCGAGATCGGGCGTCCGGCTTCTATGTCCGCTCGAATAGCCTCGCGAGCCTTGGCGACGGGCGGTGACACAACACGGCGGCTTTTCTTATCGCCACTGTTTTTCTTACCGCTACCGGCGGGCCGACCTCGCTTCTTGCCGGGAGGTTTACTAGCGTTAGTAAACCTCCCTTTGTGTTGCTGATAAACAAGCTGTACTGACCGGCTGTCGGTTTCGCTGAACACCGTCCGCATCAATTCCGGTTCGGCACACATAGTAACCAACGCAGCACGGTCGTTAGCGTTGCTGATTGGAAACTTTTGTTCCTTCCACCACTGACCAAATTTCACATCGTCCTTCTTAAAGTACTCCCGTACTGCGGCGGTTTTAATCGCCGCCGCGACCATGTAATCGATCCACGCTGTATCACTCTCTGCCGCATTATGAAAATCAGCCCTAAGACCCTTGGTCATCCGTTCCAGCCAGTCGGGCAAGTGACTCACGTTTTCACTTTTCATTTTGGGTTCACCTCCAAAAAGGAAAAGGCCGGGTGAACGCACCACCCAGCCCCCCTACGCTACCACAATACGCTACTCTGCCGCCTGCTGCTGATGCGTCAGTCGGCGGTACTGTTCACGACGCAGCTTCAAACCAAGGTTCTCGCTGCGCATGATACCGACGAGACACCCATAGATGTGACCTTCGGGCGCTTCGGCAGTCATGGTGTCCTTGGCGGCGCGGGCCATCTCCCGGATGACCGATACCGCGATAAAGCGGTCGAACATCCGATTTTTGGTGACCGAGTCGTTATTGCCGACCGACTGCAAATGCCGCTTGAAGCGGGCATTCGAGTTGTACGCCGGGTAGAAGTAACCCCGCACCGCTGAACCCAGCGAGCGCGCAGTCCGCTTCTGCACCAGACGTGCAGGCATCGGTAGAACGGGAACACCAGTGTCACCGCTGTCGCTGTAGTGGATGATTTCGGTACCGAGTTCGGTGTCACCACCGGCCTCGATATCGTCGTCGCCCTCCATTTCGACAACGTCGTCGTCAATCGTAGTTTCTTCAATCATACGCTTCTCCCTTTCAGAACAGTGCGGGACCGATGCCCGCAAAGCGAAAGTGGGGAAGGGTGCGTTCCTTTCTCCCAATTCGGAGCCTGCCACGGCACGACAACGATTGCAAGCGGTCTTTTTCGGCGCTATATCATATGTCGCGTTATACGACGCTATAACAATGTTAGAGATGGACCGACACTCATGGAAAAGATGAAAACCGTGGGGCTGCAATTCACGGAGGTACAAAAGGAATGGTTACTCCGTGAAGCTAAGCGCCTGGACCGAACAGTACCCTGGATCGTTAGGAACTTAGTCACTGCCGAGATGGCTAGACAGACACCGGCTCGCCGGGAGACACCGGCAAAGGGTCACCAAAGAAGAGTCAACCTAAGTCACTAACTGACGGTGTAGGGTTTATCTGGATAAACCCTACACCAAAAGTGACACCTCCCCAAAAAAAGTCACTTGACATTTTGTGACTCCGCACGATATAAGTTCCCGTGCGGGTAAACCCTATGGGTCACCCGTAGGGCGGGGTAGCGGGTGAGTATCAGTCACCCGCTACCTCTAATCACAGGAGAAAAAAGGCAGGAGCACTCCCATGACTGAAGACTCTATAACGGAGGACACGGTGATCCCGCAAGACATTAGGTTCAGCCGGGGCCAACTCGTCATCCTCAACGCTGCCGAGAGAGCAATGGTACACATCCACCAGACCTTCGACCAGTGGCTGGTCGCAGGCCGGTGGTTCAAGGAACTGCAAGACGATGCAGTGCGCCGCTCGAAGTCGAGCGGTCCCAGCGGTCGGGCATATAGTGACTGGTACGAGGCACTCCATGCCAAGTCCGTCGAAAAGCATCCGCACCTCGCCAAGGTCGGCAAGACCGGGCGGTCACTCGCCATTTGGATGGTCGACAACGAGGAAGCGGTGCGTGACTGGCGTGACACGGTGCTCGATGACGAACAACGCTTCGCGTGGAACAGCCCCTCCACCATCAAGCGGGAATTCGGCGCGTGGCAGGTCGGCTCCGCGCCAATGCCGCTCGACATCGAGGAAGGCGACGATCGCACGGTCGCCGACATCTTCCCTGCCGATGAGTTCCCTGAAGACGAAGAGGAACAAGTCAATCCCCGGAAAAAGAAGCGCGGCAAGCGCAAGACTAGTGACAAGGAACTATCGGCGATCATCGGTGCGCAGTCGGAGGAGATTGTGCAGTTGAAGGCGACGATCGAGCGGCTGCACAAGCGTATCCGCAGCCTGGAGTCACAACTGCGGCGCGCCGGTATCACCATCAAGGGTGTCACCGAACCGCGTGTCGATACCGACGCGGAACCGTTTTAGTCACAAATGTAACGGTAGGTTTATCCGGATAAACCCTACCACTTTGGGCATGGCAGGCGTGGTGTAATTAAGGGCGGGTGTGACGCCCGCCCTAATTTTACGCGGCGGTCAGTGCCGGGTCTGGATCAGCCCCATCAAGCCGTGCCCCGCCGCGTTTTGCCATGCCAGGACTCGCCTGCCGCGCTCAGCCATACCGAACCATGCCAAAACATGCCATGCCTGCCGTGCCGACCGAACCGTACCCTGACGGGAGGTGCCATGCCCTGCCTGCCACGACAAGCCATACCCTGCCACGCCCTGCCGCACCTAGCCCAGCCAAACCGGGACTGCCCAGCGGTGACAATCCATACCCTGCGGTGACAATCCGTACCCTGCGGTGACAGACCGAGCCGAGCCTGCCGTGACCGGCCCAGCCGCGCCGTGTCTAACCGCGCCGAACCCAGCCTGCCTCGCCGCGCCGTGCCGGGTCGGGCGATGCGTTGCCAGGACACACCGTGCCTGCCGCGCCTTGCGTCGCCTCACCGTGAAGTGACGCGCCATTCCGTGCCTCGCCTGCCATGCCCAGCCGCTACCCGCCACGACGAACCGGGTCGTACCGGGCCAAACCAGACCACGCCTGCCTCGCGTTACCGCGACATACGATGCCTTGCCATGACCAGACCCGCCTGCCACGCCTCGCCGAACGCTGCCTAGCCGTGCCGAGCCTGCCGAGCCGTACCGAACCGGGCCGCGCCAAGAGTCACCAAACCGGGCGGTGACGAGCCGAGCCATGCCTGCCCTGCCTAACCAAGCCTAACCGCGTCTAGCAGTGACGCGCTATGCCTGCCCTGCCTCGCCCCATCAGGACTCGCCTGGACGCGCCCCGCCTTGCCTGCCAT